GCGGCAGTCCGGGTATTATTAACGGGAATAATGCTGACAAATGGGAAGATACAACATGGGCAACACAGACTTTATCAACGACAAGTGAAGCAATAGTTAAAGAAACGTGGGATTAAAGGGCAAATTGCTACTTTGACAAAGCAAGGGTTGACCTTATACTTAGACGTAGTAATTACAAACCAATGGCTGATCGTAATCAACTGGCTAACGAAAAAAAGGCTTTATTAGATGAAGCAAAAACGATTGAAACCAATGCTAATGCTCAAATAGAAGCAATTCAAAGGGAAGCACAAGAACAGTTGAAGCCAAAGAGTGAAAGGATTATTGCTATTAACGGCGAACTCCTCGCGTCTATTGATGAAGAAGCGGGGATAGTAAATGATTAGAATTTTAACGCTTGTAAACACTGGGGTCTTAATTGGCCTCATTGGTGGCGGCGCTTTCGTTTTTTCACAACGAACAAAGTTTGTGAACGATATGCTTTTTACTATTCAAGATCAAGTGATTGAGAATATACAAAGCAGCATTAAGCCACAATTACCAAAGGCAACAGGTAATGTCCTCCCGTTCTGAGTTTCCTTATCTAACGATTCTGCTATCGGCTGGTTTAATCGGTAGTAATTTTTTCTCGTTAACTCTGCTATCAAGGTCTGGAGGTTCAGCCCCGTTCGATTTAGCCCGACTAGCGACGACAGAAAACAGCGCATCACAAATGCGATATAGCAAAGACGGGGAGAAATTAGATTTAACGATTACTCATAATATGCACCAACCCAAAACAACATTATTTAGTAGTGAAAATTCAAAATGGAACGGAAAGACTGACTACACAAGAAAAGAATATATTGCCCATCACCCTGTAGATAACGCAAAATTAACATCTGCTTACTTGCAGTGCATCAAAGATAAAGGCAGCGCGGAATCGCAGGGGGAGATAGTTGGCGGCGCGTTAATTTCTTCTACGCCTGCATCTGGTTTCCTTTCTGGTTTGCCTATTGTGGGATGGTTGGCTAATTCAGTAGCACAAAGGAAAGCTTCACAGATTGGGAAAAACATAGCTTCCGATTTCGTAGATTGCTAATTAGTGACAGAAATTCGAGAAATAAAAATAAGAGAAGTTCCTACATGGTCAGTTGATGAAACGATAAGTAACCCAATAATTCCAGCGTTAACTAATCAAATACGTTTTGAAGGATTCCCCGCAATTCGTATGCCCGGTTGCGTACGGACTAGGACGGTTAGAAATAAAGCCTTAATTGATAAAGACCCAAAAGGTAATATTTTAATTTGTGATGGCCCTGTTTTTGAAATGCCTACCTTTAGTGTAGATAACCTTTCAGGTCAAGAAGAACAGGTCGAAGAGCAACCAATATTAACCCCACAAATAAGTAATATCCCCGAAACAAATAATCAAAAGAAAAAAGAGAAAAAAAAAGAAGAAAGCGGGGAAGATTTCGGCAATAGTGATTTTAATACTGATCTATCAAATCTTGATTTAGATCAACAAGCAAAACTTGAATTACCTTGTCCACGACCCGGATCACCCCCGCCCGGCGCACCGTCAAAGCTAGGGAATAAAGTTGTTTTACGCTATAAAAAGAACGGTGAATTATGTGAAACTATTTATCAAGATAGAGCGTTGTTTGATGTTATTAATTCATACGTGCCGCCCCCTACGACTTTGGCTTCAACGGCGTTAATTGCTACTACTTCCGTTGTAATAGTTACGGCTTTTGGTCAACCGTTGGCGAAGTTTTTACAAGGCAAAATAAAAGGACAAGTCAAGTCATTTAGCAAAAAAATAACAAAGAAAATATTAGAGGTACGTGGTAAAAAACCTAAGATCCTTTCTGTTTCTGAACGTCGGAAGGCTCAACGTGATCGATAGAGTGCTTGTGTTGAATTAATACCCCGCTAGGCGTAGTAAGCAAGACGTCAGAGCATACAACAAAGCTAGGGCTATCTTCTGCAAATACATAGCCTAGTTTTTTCTGAGCCGCGCAATGCTTAAGCCTAGAAAGTGAATAATCTAATTTTTTTGATTTAACTGCCATATCTAAAAATTCAACTCGTCTTTGCATTGCTTGTTTACATCGTTTAACGGCTTCCCTATCTAATGGCATTGCAATGGTTGCAGTTATACCAAAATTCCTAGATAAATTATTTTTAGGTTGTCCCGTTCGTACAGGCTTTTGGAAGAGGACAGATCCGGGGTTGAGTAAATTTCCATCGCCATCAGTTGAATCGTCATAAATGTTTTCCATGTAATAAGGTTCATATGGATCTTTCCAACTATTCACGTTTGCAACAAAGGGGTTAACGGTTAGCGTTGTACCGCTGCATCTAATCCCGTCGCCTAACTCTTGGTACATAAAAGAACCAGTCTGAACCTGAATACCTTGGTTAACTACTGACCCCTGACTGGAGCTGGAAGGCGATGCTACAACTGTAGAATTAGCATTAACTTGTTTACAATTAAAGGTTAAAAGTAAGAGTATTAAATAATATTTTTTCATTGTAGAAAAACACTTACACTTTCAACGATGCTTTCGGTAGTAGTTGTTCTATTGATATTTGTGACATTCGACAATGATGGTGTAAGTAAGCTTTCAGAAAAATTAAAAGATCCGCCCGGTGTTGTCAGTTTCCAGTCAGGCTTAGTAGAAGCGTCAATACCTGTCCACTGAAAAGTAACCCCGTCTACTGTCTGAGCATCTAATAAGGTTGCTTTAGGGCTAATCATGTCACCATTAACAGGCTCTATCCCTGTTCCTGAAACGGTGTATTGATAACCACTTGTATAATCAACCGACGAAATGCTCTCCACGACTACAGATTTAACCTCTTGCCTAGAATTTAAAGTGCCAGAGGAGAACTGAGGCGTCACAACATTTGCATTTGCTTTGACACCCAACAGCAAAAATAAAAGTAGAAACTTATTTAAGGACACTTAATTCAGATACAGTCTGCAAGACAACATCACTACCCGGCCCGCCGCCTGTTCCTGTAACTAAATGTTCAGACGTTAATGTAATAGATCCCGGTGTATGGCCTCCAGCTCCCGTCGTCGTTGTTGTCCATGCTGGCAGCGAACCAACTGTACCGCTAGAAACCGTTGTTGCACTTGGGATAGCATCGCCTAATTGGAATGACTCCGCAAAGGACCATGCTGAGCCTTCCTGATGAATAGCATAGGTTCCGAGTTTATGGGTAGCTGCGGCTGTACCAGACTGAACGTTTAACCCTCCAAAGGTTGAACCATTAGCGCTAGAAACTTGAATGTTTGTTCCTGATGCGCTGTAAGTACTAGGGCCACGTACAGAAGTTGAAAAGGCATTGTCTAGGCTTGTTTGACCTGATGTAGTTATGCGATGAATGAAATTCGCATTTGCAGGGCTAGCAGCAAAAAGCAGAAAGGGGATTAGTAGTCGTTTCATGTCAATTTGCCGTCATCCCCTATAGGGCGGTTTGTGATTGGATCAACGCGACGAACTTCAGCAGGCTTGGCAATTAGTTCTATCGGCTGTTTAACGATAATAACTTTATCTCCATTGTTTGTAAGTAGCGAACCCGACCCCTCAGCCTCTTTCTTTTTCTTCTTTGCTCCCGCCGCTGCATTAACGCTGATCCCTAGACCTCCTAAAATATTGCCTAACAATCCGGCGGCAAATGTACTATCAACCCTTGGCTGGTCTGGGATTTCAACGCCAAATAATTTTGTTGGCAATCGAACGTATCCAAGGCTGAGTACTACCAAACACCACCCAAGAATAAAAACTTGTGAAGCTGTGCTGACTAGGAAAGTGATTTTTTCTTGATAATCTGGCTTGTCATCCTCATCTTTAATTTCTTTTGGTTTAGGCTCTTTTAATACTTGTTCAGTCATAGACGTTTACTTGCTATTTACACGTATTAATATACTAAAGCTAATTGTTTATGCTAATGAGTCAACCCTTGTCCATTTGGGAGAACGCAGCCCGTACTGAATTAATGGAGAAATTATATTTCCTAGATGGGCGTGACAATCCGTCACATCCTCACGCAAATACGTTTACAGGTTTAGGCGTAGAGATACAAATAAGAAATAGAGTTAACAAGGAAAAAGAAATTGCTGAAAAATGGAATAAGTTGCTAGGAAACCAATGAATGAAGTTATAGCCGCCTGTATTGGTGCCGTAGTCTCTATTTTCTTATTCACCCTTAGCATTATTGTTAACAGGAAAGATAAGGACGTAAGGGCATTATTTAAGCGGGTAGCGTTGCTAGAACAGAAGATCGCAGCGCTTGAAGGAACTGGACGTAATAGGAATTGGCGTAATCGGTAGTACACATACCACGTTGCATAACTTTGGCAAAGTCATTTTGAAAACCCTTGCAGCGCAACGAACTACAGAGAAAAAAAAACACGATTTGTAAAACTATCAAAGTCTAGTTCAAAAAGTAGTACACCTCAGACACTAAAAAACCCCCTTAACGTCCTCTAAGCGCTAAAAGGGTTTAATAGCTACCTAATAACCAAAATGCTAATACTTGCTAAGGGGGTAAACAACAAATTTATTCTACTTAATATGCGACATTTCTTCATTGATATATCTACTCAATATGACTGCTTTAGAGTAATGAGCTGAATAACCTGTTAAATCTCTTAATTGTCTAGAAGATAAAAACATTGCCATACGTCGCCAACTTTCTATTTTATTTGTCGGGGATCTATAAACAAAGCCTGAACCTAACCAATCTAAAAAAGGACGCATTAGACTTACTATGCTTGCGTATTACTAATATAGAGATACTTTTAGGATGGGTCAGCAGCGGAGTGTTCCCCATCACCAAAGTTCGCAAAGCAGTGGTTGAGCTGGCCCACAATATTAAATGTCGGGGGATGGATCACGCCAATTACGTGCCTTGTATTTCCCGACCTCTTACAGCGGGTGTTTTATTGCAGGCTCCCCGACGTTGGTTAATTGTTTTCTTGTTGCGCCTCTTCAATATCTTCAAGATAAGCAAGGGCTTCTTTTTCGTCTTTTCCTTCTGTAATTTGTTGATGTATTTTTAAAAGGCCATCAGGTTCAATTTGATTCAAAATATTAATTAGTTGATCCTCTTTTAATTCGCCAAAAACTAGATCAAAAATTTCATGTATAGATTCGTTATCAATCTTTTTCCCAAAGTCTTTATCTATCATCCCCCAAAATTTTCCTTGTATTCTTAACGTAAGAAAAAAACTAAGAGGTACATCATTAATAGAAGAAAATACTTCCCCCATTTTTTTAGAGTTTCTTGTTAAATTCTTTAATTTAGTAATAGTAGATTTAGTCATTGATATAAAAGCGAAGGGTTGATTAATGACGTTGTTTAACGATCTTTTTTTTCTAGCTCTTCTTTTGCGCTAGACATTGCAGCTATCCATCTAGTTATGCGCTCTATCTGTTCTTGTACGTTTTCTTCTCTAGTGGCATTGTCACAGTTATATCTTGTGACCCCTGAAATAACATCTATTAATTCTTCTTGTATGTATAAAGCTTGATTTTGCAGTTGGAAAAGCTCGTTTTGTTTTGTTGCTTGATCAAGCCTCTTTTGAGCAAATTCCCGTCCAAGCTTTAAATCTTTTTGATACTGTTCTTTTGACATTTCTAGGCCGGAAAGGTGTCCAAATTCATCAGGCATTTTTTTAAAAGCGAAGGAATAAAAAACCCCCTAGAGAAAGGGGGCGCGGTGTTTAGAAAATAATGGCGGCTGAGATAGAGAAAGCTGCAAGGTAGAAAAGAAACATGGTTGCTTTTTCCTGATTGTTAACCCTCTTATCTAATCCTTTAGCTGTCCTGAGTAATTCAGGCTTAAGCATCTTTGAAAGAACTTTTGTAGAAGAAGTCATTTAAAACTTTTGCAATTGGGAGCCTCTCGGCGTTTAAGGGTGCGATCCTCCTTTTGATTCGTGCTGGAGCTACCAGATCACGGGCCGAGCTTCACGACCAGTTGCTAATCCCTTTCGGTTTACGGCCTTCGAGTAGATCAAAAGAGAACTCAAGGACTTACTGCCGCCCCCCGGCGTTGGGGGAGGATTCGGGAGCTTTCCGGGGATGTCTCCCACCGGTTCCGCCCGTTACTCTTTAAGTATACACAGGGGTTGACCCTTTACTACGTCTCGTTAGCAATTAGTAATATTTAGGGCTGACTACTTAGCGTGATAGATGCCCC